ACTGGCCTTCCAGCCATGGCAACCCCGACAAGACCATTGTCATACACAGCACCGAGAGCAAACCGATACCCGATTTTCACGGGGTTGTTATGCTTGTGGTGTTGATCAACGAAATTGTTCGCATCCTTGATCGTTATGGGAAACAACTCCAGCTTCATCCGATAAACCTGTTTGGCTTCTTTAGGTTAAACTCACGGGTGCCAATTTGTAAATTCTGGTGAACGTGCAGCCCAGACCCTTCGAGCCCGTTTCGATCATTAAAATGCAACGGGAATATGTGATCAACGTGCCATGTATTCTTACCGTCACGTTTATTTAATCTATAAGCATCACTATACACTGCATTGATTTTAAAATGATTAGCCCATTTAGGTGTTGCGCGTTCTTCGCGCTTCTTACCTTCGTATCTCTTTTTTGACACACGAATAGCTTCACGCCGGATATTGTCCAGCTTATACTTATACGCCATGTCATATGAATTTGTTCGGGTTGTCAGCACAAACAGCCGAGCATTTGCATCTGCGGCTGGCTCATCACGCTTCAAGTGGTGCATTAGGTCATAGCACTCAGGCTGCACTCGCAACTTCACCTTAAACACATTCCTGTACAACTGCTTCTGATCTGTTCGTACAAATAACATCTCGCAACTGATGTCATGCGTGTTACCGTACAATGAACTACCGTGCTTATCCGTATCTTTGACCAGCATCTTGTAGAACACATCAGGCTCATCTCGCCCCACCTTGGATGCCTCGACCAAACCGCCCACCACTGGGATATACTCATGGTTAATGTGTTTATTTATCTTTGAACCTTCTTTGTGGTGCGTCTTATAATTTGCATAATAATCATCATGCGCGACAACATACTCCTCTGGCAGTTTGTCCACTGCGTCCCTGCGTTCAACAAACCACTCAACAATACGCTCATGCCCCTTAATATTTGGGGCGATTGTAATACCCGCTTTCTTATCCATCTTTCATGCCCTTCAACAAATGACAGATGACATCCACTGTCCAACCGTTTCCTAACATTTTGTAGCGTTGCGTGTTGCTCACATGCGCTGTGTAGCCATCAGGAACTGTTTGCAGTCTTTCGCACTCAGTAACTGTTAGCTTACGCCACATCAGCCGCATATCATCGCTGTACGCATCCTCGTAACGGCCTTCCGGCAATGGTGACAACAACGTGTCCTTTTCCACTGTAGATAGGCAACGTGACTTGTCCACCTGATGCACTTCTAAGCACTGCGTGATCGGAACGTCCTTGTCGTTATCTTTACGGACACCATCTTTTATACGGCGACCAACAATAGACGCTGGATAAAGAACAAAATTATTATTTTGCCACGATGAACCAGTCATTGACGGAACCTTACCGTTATGCGCTCTTACACCGCCTTTATTAGCCCCACGCGGCAATTGCAAAATCTTTGGCTCTAGGTTTCCACCGCTTGCCGCACATAAACTCGGCGCTTTTCCATCAGGATGGTACACCCTACGGTTGTAACCATGACCCTTTAAATCAGCCTCGCCAGCCAAGATCAATCCAGAATTGTTCGTGTTTTCATCTAAATCAAAAACCAACTGGCGACGATGCTTTTCAAAATATGACTTTAAATTACCGCCCTTAAAATAATTCGCGTCAATGCAATGTGACTTCTCGCGGTCAACGAATCCATTCTCCAAAATATCTTTCAGAACAATTCTTCGGTTTTCTGGCAACGACCTGACAGGAATATTTGTCCAGTACAGCCGATCCCTATTCTGTGCAGATACCAGATTGCTGTTAATCCGAACTGGCTTGACCCCAAGATGCTCAGAGATGATATCTTGAAACTCCCGCTTCATGTTTACGTTTTCCAGTAGGAACCACTTTGGCTTTGACTCCTTTAATACCCGAACAAATTCAAAAAACAATTTGCTTCGCGGGTCATCAAAGTTAAGCCGTTTGCCAGCCCACGAAAAACCTTGGCACGGACTGCCCCCGATCAATAGATCAATTGGCGCACCATCAAACAACTCAGGCCAGATTACATCACGAACATCACCGACATGCACTGTATCTGGATAATTAGCCTTTGCCACCTTCATGGCATACTTGTCCACCTCTGATGCCCAATAGTTAGAAACGGCAAAGCCGCACCGCTCAAGAGCGATGCGACCGCAAGACATACCATCAAACAAACTTATGACATTCATTTGTTGTCGTCCCCGATAAATAGAAAACCTGCATCATTGCCTTCTGGGTCACAACTAACCTCTATTGTTAGCAAACCATGAATAGGGTGATTTACTTTAAATGTTGGAAAGCCGTCTTTACTCATTTCAAAGTGAGTAATTTTTCCACCACGCAACTGACCGTAATATTTTTCCATATAATTAGAAGTTTGGCTCATAGACAACTCCTTCCATAAACTTGGTGTTGAGAATTTTGAACCGTTCCTTCAAATGTGAAGTGTCGCGGCCTTCCCACTCAGCATCATTAATCTCTGATGCCAACCTCATCATTTGATCCTGTACGGACATCAGGCGATCATCCTGTTGACTAACATCATCTAACATTACCCGCGCTCCTCTACATCAAAGTTAAACAGAGAATTTACAGAGTTAGCCCTGTCAATCAGCTTGTGCATATCACCGACCCACACATACTCAGAACCTTCAAACTGCATTGTTTCACCAACGCTAGACGCGATTTCCTTCAAGTCTTTTACAGCTTGGATCATGTCTGGTGATAAGTGACCAATCATTTTGTCACGCGCTTTTGAAGCCTTTTCGCGCTCTTTTCTGTGATGCTCGATTAGCTCTTCGTGCGTCATTTCTTTTGTATCTTTAGACATTTTTACCTCGTTTGTTGTTAAGCATTTATTCGTATATAGCAACTATTGCTATGTTAGTCAACATCTGTTGACTTAAAAATATGAGTTTCTTTTTTGTCCACTGTTCCGTGCTTGTCCCAATCGGTAATAACGCTATCGCCAAAGGCATCGTCTGGCAGATCTTTTGTCGCCTTTATCCACGCCTCTCTGTTGCGTTGCCTGTCCTTTCTATCGTGATATTCCAGACTTACCGTGACTCGATTATCAATGTGAACAAACTTGCTGCCCATGCTTTTTTTTCTCCACTGCACATGCTAATTTAATACTATAATTATCGTAAATGATAGGGCGTGATAGTCGCCTTGTAAATAAAAAATTAGGGCAAACCATGAAAAGAAAAGAGATACTTGACACAGCCAAGAGCTATGTCACGAAAGACCGGGCGTCGCAGCACGGGGATATGGAGAACAATTTTAAGACTATTGCCATGTACTGGTCAGTACATCTTGACACCCCAGTCACTGCGGCTGACGTTGCTGTTATGATGGCATTACTTAAAATTGCTCGTATTCGGTCAAACGAAAGCCACGCCGACAACTGGATTGACGGCTGTGGCTATCTTGCTTGTGGTGGTGAGCTTACAACTGATTAGCGTTTATGTGCGAAGCACTGCCATGTGGCTCCATGATCACTGCTATGCCAGGCCTGCTGCGACCCACAATACGAACAAGTGTGCGTAATATGTCGAGCCTTCGGCTGCGAGTCTTGTTTCTTCGACAGCTCATCCAGTATTTTTTTCTTGAATGGAGTCGCGTATTCCCCGAACAAATCCCCGATGTCAGACATTATCCCGACCTGTTACTGGCTCATACTCGCCCCGTGACATAAGACCCCGAACATCGCCCAGCCAAATCTTACCGCCTGTTGCCGTCAACTGGAACTTGTCAATACGACCAGAGCGATGCAAATCCCGAACATAGTTTTCCAACACAGACTTACTCAATCCCTGCAATGCTTCTGGGGCGTCTGCGTCTTCTACACGCTTTGACACAGCGTTGTTGCCGCTCATATGCGTCAGCGCAATACCGCTATCTTCGCATTGGACAATCCACTCATACATAACATCCAGCTTAATCTCACGAGCAGACCCTGAATCCAGCGCTTGGATTTGTTCGGTTTTATCAACGAGCAGCCCAGTCATAGGATCGCGTACAAAATGCCGAACATTTCTACTGGCAGGGCCGTTAGACTTTACAACAGCGCCGTCAAAACATGTGTTCCGCTGATACGGAACCCCGAGCCGATCACACGTTTTCTGACCACGAGCAGAGTCAACTTGCCATAATGCAAAGGCAGACCGAACACCATCTACAAGCGCACTTGTACCCCGAATGAGATTACGGGCTTGCTCTGGTGTTTTGATTACTGCGTCATCTTTAACTTTGGTCATGTGGTGACACATTAACACCGATGCCCCTGTTTCTGTGGCAATCTGAGCCAGCAGACCAGTAAGCGCAGCACCAGCCGCTGGATCAGCGTTTACGTCTGCATGTACGAAAGACGCCAACGGATCAAACACAATTAATTTCAGATCGCTCATCTGTAAGATTTGTTCGTAAATTTTTTCAAACTCTTGGCTTGTGTTAAATTCACCGTTTGATTCTGACAAGATGGGAAACACACCCCCGACATTTGGTAACGGCACAATCTTTAAGTCATATGCGTAATCCATACGCTCCATCATAGGATCAAGTCTGTCAATTCTGCGGTGCATTTCGGATTCGTCATCTTCTGCGGTAAATATAACCACGTTACCGAACTCACGAACCAGTCCTCCAAAAGTGTTAGTCATAGGCTTACCCGATGCAATCTTCATCCCCATATCCAGAGTCATCATGCCCTTACCAGCGTCACCTGCGGCAGAGAAGATGATCGGCACACCCAACGGAAATGTACCATCAATCAGGAACTTCTGAATTGGTGCGTCACCACTAAACCGTGCAGCAGAGAATGTATCGTCAAGCAAATTAATGGCGACCTTAGTAGGTTTTGCTTTCGTGCTTACGAACTCTTCAATGTCAAACCCTTCAGAGATTGCGTCAGAGGCATCCCAACCATCAGGCTTGCCCATTGGAGGCGTCAGCATTGTCACAGACCTTACGCCTGCGGCTAACGCCAAATCCTGAATAAGATCAGCCAGCTTCTTGCCTGCTACGTCATTGTCAGGCCATAAGATTAACTCTTTGCCTTGCAACGGGGAGAAATCATATTGTGTGGCGGTTCGCTTTGTCAGCGCACCCGCACCACCAATTGTACATGTTGCGCTATAACCAGATGCGTTTAAAGCATCAGCGCACTTCTCACCCTCGACCCAAATTACACGGCGTGATGCCAACACATTTGGGATATTGTACAGAGGCCGCACATCAGGAAACTTGGAATATGGTGAACCGTCAATGAATGGCCTGAACTCTTTTTTAGGCTTGCCATTAGTATTTAGAACTGGATTGCCATCCACATCCTTTACATTGTAGCGGCGCACTGATACCAGCACTTCACCATCTGCATTGGTGTATACATATTCAGCGTCATATGGTGAATTTGCATTGAACTGTTGCTTAAACGGATTTTCAACCGAGCCGTTATCCCGAACAACTTGCGTTGCTGTATGATCTAGATATGTACTAAACATATCTTTGATCTCGCCGAGCTTCATGCCACGCGCTTCCATCAGGATCTTTACGATACCCCCAATCCCGACACCGCCATTAAAATCCTGCCCCTTCATAAAATGTGGGGAATGCGGATCAATGTTTATTTTTAACGATTGCCCAGGATCACCTAATAAAGACCCAAGATAGAATGTATTGCCATGAACCCGACCAGCAGGAAACGTATCGCGTAAGATACGAATTTGTTCGCTTTTCGGAACTCGGCGAGAAATATCTTCTACTAAATTATTTGATGAAATACTAGATGTAGTATTGCCAAACCTAACCACACTCATTATATTGTACCTCGTTAAGCATTGTTTTACCTCATGGGAGGCAGGTCATTTCCGAACACCTGTCTCCCATTTTTTTATTCAGACCAGCAAGTATCTCTAAAGTCGCAGAACTTACAACCAAAATAGTCACTGTTTTGCGCTACACGCGGCAACATCTCATTTGCACGGGTAGCTTTAATAATGTTTACAGCCTTGTCACTAGTAGACTGTGCAAGCTCCGCATTAAACGGCATAAGCTCTATATAGATCTCACTTGTGTTTTTGTTCATAACTGTAAAGCAGCACGGGTGTTCTGATAAATCCATGTATGCCTGATATAAAGCAACCTGCGCTGCGTATACAGGGTTAGCAATAGCCACGCCTTTACGAACAAATTCGTTAAATTTCTTGTCCGATGCTGATTTGCACTCCCACAGCATAGGGTATCCAATCGGCAACGGTCCTCCAACTATAACGCCGTCGATGTGTCCACGAACTTCGCCGTCAGCCGTATCAAACCCAAATTGTTCGCCTTTCAGCTCAGTACGCAAATCAAACCCAGCGTCACGAAACATGATGATCATTAAATCTTCAACACTGTGACCAAGAGCAAATGTTCGTAATGTTTTTGCTGGAAAGCCCCGACCTTCATCAACTTCTTGATTCATATATCTGTACTGAAGTTTACGAGCGCAAGGATCACCCAAAGAAGATGCGCCAAGATATTTCCGGCGAGGAGATTTAAACTCCTTATCCTTTATACCTCGATCAAGCTCTTGAATAATATTTGCCGCATCTTCAGAACGGTATGTCCGCTTCGCTTTCAATGCAGAATCTGCCGCCTCCATGTCGGAGGTAAACTTCTGTAAGGTACTCATTAGAGTAGACATCTTCCAGCCCTTCTATTGCTTGAATCACCACAGCGATTGCTACGATTTCATCTTCAGATAAATCGCAAAGCCGCTTGTCCCAACCGATGTTAGTAAACAGCTTTCCAATTGTTTTTAGTGGAGAGTGATGGTGCCTTCTGCGGTTGCTATCCCCCATGTTTCTTCGTCCCCTTCTATACGGCTAAAGCCTATGATGTACATAATACTATCGCCAAAATATATTTCTGCTTCACCGTCCACAAGCATATTGTCATAACGCTCTATATAATCAGTAATGGCATCCATAACGCAATCATGCACTTCCTGACCATCATTTGGATCTTTCACTTGCACAAAACAAGATATGTCAATTTCAGTATCATCAATGAGATTTAGCTTCACTTGCAAGTTGCCTCTGTTCATCATTTATGGCTTTCTGAGCTACGTCATTGACATATGTGTCAATAAATCTTTTATTCCAAATATAATTCAGCATACACGCCGCTTTATATTTAGTCCACGAGAAGTCAAAAGCGCCTACATGCACTCCGTGCTT